CTTCGTAATCCGAAATTAGAATTATAATTAAATTAAGATTAATCGAAAGGAGGTATAGGAGAATAGTAAATAATTAGCTGAAGGAAAACCTGAGAAAGTAGTAAGCTAAATTGCCTATATCTCCTTAATTTTTTTATGTATTACACACCATATAATAGTTATCAAAACAATTATCAAAATATGCAAATGCCACAACAATATCAACAACAAACTTTTAGACCTTTAGGGTTACAAGGAAAAGTGATTGATAATTTAGACGTAGTAAAAGCTATGGATATAGCAATGGACGGAAGTATGAATTATTATCCATTAGCTGATGGTTCTGCTATAGCCACAAAACAGTTACAACAAGATGGAACTAGCAAGATTATAGTTTATAAACCAGTGACAGATAAAGAAACAGCTCAATCTAAATATATAACAGCAGACGATTTAAAAAGCTTTAATGAAAAAGAATTAAAAGATATGAAAGATGACTTAAAGACATTAAAAAGAAAAGTTGAAGACATAATTGATGATTTAAAAGAAAAGAAGGAAAAATAATATGGACCCTATTAATATGATTAAAAATTATATGACTAAAGGTATGAACCCTAAAAACATTGTGCAAAATTATTTTAAAGGAAATCCAATTGTAAGCAATTTAATTGATATGGCTGAAAATGGAAATGAAAAAGGGGTTGAAAATTTTGCTAGAAATTTAATGAAAGAAAAAGGCAAAGACTTTGATAAAGAATTTGCTGAATTTAAAAAGAATTTTGAGTAGTTATAAATAGTTGCAACATTTATAAAAAAATTTAAAGAAGGGAGAAAAAAATGAATTACGATAATTCGGGATTAAGTGCTTCAGATGTCGCATTATTGACAAGAAATAACAATGGATTTGGTGGCGGATTTGGAGATACTTCAGGAGCTTGGTGGATTATAATTTTCTTAATATTTGCATTAGGTGGATGGAATAATGGAGGCTTCGGAGGAGGCAATGGCGGTGGAACCGCATTTGTTCCTTATGGTGGCTTTGGTTATGGAAGTACTGATACTTACGCTGCTATTTCAAGACAGTTAGACCAAGGATTTACAAATTTAAACACAGATATTAATCAATTAAACAATAATGTTACATCAGGCTTTTATAATATGAATACAAGTCTTTTAACAGGATTTGGAAATAGCAATTTAGCAACAGCACAAGGCTTTGCAGATACACAAAGACAAATATGTCAAAGCACAGATAGTATCAACGCAAATGTAAACAATAACGGCTATGAAACAAGACTTCTTGGAGTAAATATGAATAGTGCTCTACAAAATTGCTGCTGCGATGTTAAAACAGGAATTGCTGATTTGAAATATACAGTAGCAACTGAAAACTGTGCTGATAGACAAGCATTAAATGAAGGAATTAGAGATGTAATAGCTTCAAATACAGCAAATACTCAAGCTATACTTGATAAACTATGTCAACAAGAATTAGATGCTAAAAATGAAACTATAGCTAACTTAAGAACTCAATTGAATATGGCTGACTTAAGAGCTTCACAAACAGCTCAAAACGCATTTATTGCTCAAGGATTTAGCGATGAAGTAGACGCATTATATAACAGATTAAATAATTGTCCTGTTCCAAGTACACCAGTATATGGAAGAACACCAATATTTACATGCAATCAAAACTACAATGGATGTGGTTGCGGTTGTGGAAATTTTTAATTAGCAAAATCTGATTACAGATAACTCGACTACGAGAATGCTACTTTTAGGGGAGTAGTCTGTACTCCTCTTATTTTTATAGAAAGGAAATAAAGAAATGATACAAAGTTATATTAATACAATAACTCCATTAGCTTCAAATACTGATAGTATTGCGTTTCAAACTGATTGCATAAGAACAAGAAGTTCAACTTGCAATGGATGGCTTAATCATTCTCAAGGTTCTCCAAATTATGAAATCTTAAGTGATGGCAAAACTAATGCTATTTATGAAATAGACTTTGATGCAACTGTAAGTAGTGCAACAGCAGGAGTATTAGCTTTTGGTATTTATAAAGATGGAGTATTAATGCCAGGGACATTAATGGCAGTCACTTTAGCTGCTGCTGATGATTATGAAAATGTTGCTATGAATAAAAAATTTATAGTATGTTGCAGAGGAAATGCTGATATAGATATAAGGTCAGTGCCAGCAGTCGCTACTCCAACGACACCAACAACACCTGTAACAACTGAAATACCTATTATAGTAAGCGCTAATTTAAGTATCAGTAGACTATCATAGGAGGCTATTATGGAAGAAAATTGCGAAGATAAAGAAATTGAAAAAATAATAGATGAAAAAATCAAAGAATTTGTAGCAACAGGAGTAAATCCAAATAATTTAGATGCACTATATAAACTAGTAGACATTAAGAAAGATTTTAAAAAGATAGAATTAATGGAAAAGAAAGGAGAAGAAAATGAGGTACGGAAATGATTATAGAGAATATGGCCGCAGTGGAATGAGAGGAACTGGACCTTATTCTAGATATAATGGTGGTAGAGGTTCTGGAAGATATAGAGGCTATGATATGATTGATGATATGAGAGATGAATATGGGAACTATAGTGAAAGCAGAAATTACGGAGCAGAAGGCGAGTCAATGAAATCATTAGATTATATGTTGAAAGCAACACACCAATTTATAAGAATGCTTGATGAAGAAGCGGGAAGTGAAGAAGAAAGAGATTTAATAAGACAATACACTAGAAAAATTGGAGAAATGTAATGTTTAGATATTACAATGCCAATCCTGAATTAAATGATGTTGAAGATTGTACTATTCGTGCAATTTCAGTCGCAGAAGGCATAAGTTGGGACGAAGCTTATATAAAATTAAGCAAATATGCAAGAATGCAAGGCTTAATGATAAGCAGTGTAACAAGTATAGAAAGATATTTAGATGACAACTATGAAAGAATACTAACTTATGATGAATATGTAGGAGAATTTGCAAAAGATTATACTAAAGGAACATATTTAATAACAATGAAAGGACATATAACGGTATTAAAAAATGGAATAATATATGATACCTTCGACCCTTCAAAAAGAATGATTTGGGACGTTTGGAAAGTGAAATAAAAAATAGTCCTTGATGTTACTCAAGAACTATAAACGGAATATAACCTTGTCTATTATGTTACTATCATATTATCATTACACTTTAAAAAAGTCAAGCATTGACTTTAAAATAGTCAAATGAGATAATAAGAATGTAAATCGTTTAATCAATTTATTAATCCCAAAGCAGAAAGTCTAATTTATATTAGATACTTCTGCTTTATTTATTTCTATAATAGTTTTTTCAATTCCTTTTTTATAGACAATTCTAGAGCCGTCCCAGTTATTTATAATATTGTAATTGTCATCTTCTAATACCTTATATTTAACAAGAATATCAGCAATTGCATTTTCTAAATTAGTTAAATCCCTTTTACGTTTATCTGGCACAATAAAGGTACATTTTAACCCTATAGGATAATTTATATTGCTTTGATATATAGAAAGAAAATAACCGCATTCTCGTTCGAAATTACGGTATATTTTAGACTGTATAATCATAGGTTTATGAGTATGGGGATTATAAATTATTTCTTGAGAATTTTTTTTACTTCTTGTCAACAGTGGTATTTCTATTTTCAAAATATTCATCGACTATTTTTTCCTTTGAAGGCTCTATTTTGCCTTTTCTAAAATTAAGACATTTATAAACATAAATACTTTCTTCTTGATACTCAAATAATTCAAAACAATTTTTTCTTTTGATACGACAAATGGAGCATATATACTTCTTGAAATGTTCCATATTATAAACTCCGTTTTTTTTCATTTTATATTTACATAAAAATAAAGTCAAGATTTACATAATTTTTTAATATTTTTTAAATACATTTTAGCAAACCTTATAGACTCTAACGATAAAAAGTTTTTGACAAAATAATAAAAAAGTATTGACAAAATAATAAAAAAGTATTAAAATAATAATTGATGGACAGGAAAAAGGGACCATCAGAAAAAAGGAGGATAAAATATGAATACAAAAAAACATGAAGTTGGAGAGATATGGAAAGAGCAAGAAGGAAGCAAAATAATATGGCAAGTGCAATTCCCAAAAGGAATAGCAAGTTATAATAAAAAGAAAGTAGCAATGATGTGGGTTGAACAATTGATGAAAGATAAACAAGCAGGGATAATTTAAAAGCCAAAAGATGTGCTATCGACTATACGGGCAGAAGGAGATTTATAAATGAATAAAAGAGATTTTAGAATTGAATTTAGTCCTGCATATCCACCATATCAGCTTGAAGACACTTGGCAATTAGTAAGAAAAATAAAATGCGGATTAAATGGCAGAATTGTTATGATGACAGGAAGTTATGAAGAATGCGAAAAAGCATTAAAAGATTTATTAAAAGGAGAATAGAAAAAATGGATTTAATAGAAAGTAGAGTAAATGAATATGAAAAAGAACATAAAAAAGTAAGTTATAAGAACTTATTACAATGGTTAGATATTTATAACAATATGGTATTATGCAATGAAATAGTAAAATTTCACGAATTAGATTTAGAGGTTGGAAATGATGAAGATGAAATTTATCAATATTATATATGTGACATTAGTAATTGGGCAATGAGAAAAATTCAAGAAGAATTTTCAGATGAATTAATTATATATTGGTGCGAAGATTTACAGGTATATGTTCTTGGTGTAGACCATTTAGGCACATCTTGGGATTATGTATTGACTGGAGTCGAATTAAATATAATATAATTTACATAATTTTGTAATATAAAATTAATAATAAAATTGTTAAAAAGTATTTACATTTTAAATATTAAAATATATAATTAATTTATTAAAACAAAGGAGGAAATTAAATGAAATTTAAAATAGGAAAAACAACTTACACATTAAGAAAGAACAGCTTGGCTTGGTACATAGGTAAAGCCTTAAAATTTATAGGCTACACATTATTAATGCTTTATTACATAATAGCGATGATGATATTTATATGGTTTATGATTTTATTATAAGAAAGGGGGAAACAAATGGACTTAAACTATTATGAAGATTTTACAAGTGATGTTGAGAATATCTTTGATACACTTAATGTTTTATTATCTGATATGGGCACTGAAACAACCAAAAAAGAAGTTGAAAGCATAATAGATGTATTACATATGGATTTAGATAATGATTATGATGAGGCGATGTCAAGGCTGAATAGTGCTTATGATGAAGAAAAAAGATATCAAAATAAAGAATATTGGAATAGCCAATTTTAGGAGAAGAAAATGAATATTAATAAAATCGATAAAAGGCTAGATAGATTGCTTACTCTATGGAATAAATTTAGAAAAATTAAGCCGATTAAAGAGATATTAGCAAATAAAATAAACTACTACTTATATTTAAAAAATAAAGAAAAGGAGAAACGAAGATTATGTTTAATGAAAAAGAAACGGAATGGTCAAGAAAACAAGGAAAAGAAATTCCAGTGATAATAAGTGCAAAATACAAAGAGGCAAAAGATAAGGCGGTAGAATTAATCGAAAGCAAGAAATATGATTTAAGTGAGGGTGACTTTTGGATTTTAATGAATAAAACGAAAACTGGTAAAATGCAATATACTGGATTAATAATAAGTCACAATGGTTGTTTAAAAATTAATGACAAACTAGAGAATAAATTTAAAACAAATTGTGTAGCAATAGATAAAGATGGTTATAATAATAGTTTAGTTTATACTTATGTTGATGAAGATGTATATGAAATTGGAGAAGTTAGTTCAAAAAATTGTCAGAATGATTACCCTTATGCTATGGCTTTCAAAAGATGTTTTGATAGAGTAGTATTAAAGAAAAGCAAATTAGCTTATGCAGGAGTATATAGTGATAGTGAAGCTGATGAATTTAGAAATAAAGGCGACGATGATGAAGAAAAAACAATAACACCAACTCAAGCTAGTGCATTGCAAGAGGCAATTAAGAATAGAAATATTCCTGATGATTTTGTGCAAAAAGTATTACAAGAGAACGGATTTGAAAAATTAGAAGATATCACATCAAATAAGTACGGAACAGTGGTAGAAGGATTGAAAGGAGCAATAAAATGAGCCATAAAGAAAGAACATTAGAATGGTTTAGAACTAGAGGTGGATTAACAAGTAAAGAGGCTTTTGAAAA